GAGATGGAGGAGGCGAAACGAGCAATGTCGTTACGCAGGGTATCGATACCACCGTTCATAGAACCGTTGATAACGATATAGTCACATCCTAGTTCCTCACACATGGCCTTGGCAACCGTCGTCTTACCGACGCCAGCAGAACCAGACAGGATGAGGTTAGGGATATTCTTCTGATCGATGAACTGTTGGAACACAGTCTTCAAATGAGTAGGCAGGATAGTATCGGCAATGGTCTTAGGGCGATACTTCTCAACCCACAAGAATTCTTCAAGCATAATATATCTCCATCATAAAGTGATGTCCGTCGCGAAGTTAGTGCATCCACGGACTCTGGCTTAGTGACCAGCAGCCACATTAACCGTCGTACTTAGAGTTAGACTCCACAGCAATCCAGTATTCAACAGTCTCGCCCTTGAAGTGGCTGAGACCCTTAGACGAGATGGATACGTCATACTTGCCTGGAATCAACTTGATATTGTCCGAACGGAATACCATACGGAAGTTTGCATCGGTCTCACCGACCTCAACGCTGAACGAGTCGTTGGTTGCACCCTTAGTATCCACAGCCTGCAGGAGGATACGACCTTCGATGCCGGTTACTGCGATGTCAGGAAGTTGTGAAACACTCAATGCCTTCATGACACGGTTGAGTGCATCTTCGGTCAGAGTGAAACGAACTTCAGGATTAGGCAGTTCGATCTCCTTGTCAGGAGCAACCATAATCAGCGACGGATCACTGAATGCATACTTGAACTTGTTGTTACCCTCGGAGATCTCGACATACGATTCCTTGAGAGTCAGTTCAGGCTCATTGAAGAGTGAGACTGTGCCAAGGAAACGGCTGAGGTCGTAGATTGCAAACGTCGAGTCGAATTCTTGACTAAGGAATGCACGAGCAAGGACAGACTTAGTAGGCGAGATAGTGCGTACTTGGTTGCCTTGCTTAATCATGATATTCTGATTGATCGACGAGAAGTTCTTGAGGATCTGTGTGGTAACGGGGTTAAGCTTCATAATATATCTCCAATAATGTGGGTGGTTGTACCAACATAACACAACCACCCATTAATGTACATCACTTCTTATTCTTTTTCAACACACTTTGGTCTGCAGTAGCAGCCGCACCGATCTGAGCCAGATCGACCAACGAACCACCGAAGACATACATGCCTACATGCTGAAGCTGCATCCATGGGCACAACCATACCTTCATGCCAGCATTACGTACCCACTGACAGAACATATAGTCTTCAGACAAATAACGTTCCGAGTACTCAGGACGATCTCGAGCAGTACTCTTGGCATCTTTGATAAACTCAATCAGTTCATTACTTGTGGCTTCAGGATTCTTCTCGATGTATGCCTGTAGTTCAGGTACCAACTGCGCACGCTTTGCATCGATAGGCGTATCGAAGAAGGCCATGATGTAACGTGAACCATCAAAGTGTTCGGTACGAACATGGTCAGGCTTATACAACTGCTGAGGATATGCTTCCTGGAACTTCTCAAAAGTATTACGGCGGATCATCATGAATCCGGTACCAGCTTCCAACACTTCAACTGGTTCTCCAAGAGGAATCTCACCAGTACCGCCTGTTGGATTGAAGACATAGTCACCTACATACTTCTCAAGACGGTTAGGATCCTCGTCAGCAAAGCCCTTGTCTACGGCATGCTTGATCTTTTCCCAGCTGATGCACTTCTTAGGATAAGGACCGGCAAGAATGTCGTACTGGTCATCATCCGGATTCTCACTCTGTAGTGCCATCAAAGCGATGACATCATTAGCATTGAAGCCGATATCAGAGTCGATGAACATCAAGTGTGTATCACCTGAACGCATGAACTCGTCTGCGCAATAGTTACGTGCACGAGTGATGAGTGACTCATTAAACAGGAAGTAGAATCTTACCTGAATTCCATAGTGAGTGCAGAGTGCCGAGAGGTCGGCGATCGAACGGGCAAACATGCCCTGACACTGACCACCATACATTGGAGCAGCGACGAAGAGCTTGCGTTCACGAAGCTTCTCGATTGGTACCTTGATTTCAATTCCCATAATTAATCCTTATATTCAGTATCATGTACATGGAGTTGCATAATTGCATAGTGAATGACCTTAAGTAGGTCCTTCCGCCACTCGGCAGGATCACCCTTACGACCGTATCGTTGGGTGTATTTCATCATATTCCCAATATTGAAACCAGTACCATGACCAGCATCAATGATGAATTCTGTTGCTTGAAATTTATTTCGGGAATAATGCTGATCGTACGTAGCATTGATGTAAGACTGAATCTCTTTCAGAGTTTCGCCTTCATTGTATTTATAATCGATTAAACGCTTTACAGTCAACCCGGGGACAAAATTTGTACCAGTCGTAGTTTCCAAGATCCCCGATGGAATCAGATCAACAGTTGTTATTGTAGTTCCATGACCGACTACAGTGTTTTGCATGGTATCATTTTTCATTATATAAAGAAGTCCTCTAGAGTTGATGGTTTATGTTCAGGCAAGCCGCTCCACTTACGACCTTGCCAATGCGGATATGAATTACGCGATAGGTGCACAGACTTTGGCTTTTCCATATGCTCAAAGTCAAGTTCGCCCTTGTCATTCTTGAGGTAGTCAGTCCACTCAATGAAGTTGACACTACCCTGTGCACAGAGATTCTTCATCTCATCTTTGAAGATCAGGCGAACAGTCTCACGATGTTCCCATACACCATAGAACGGTGTGCCCTTATAGTAACCAGTCTTAGGAAGTGCACGAGACTCGTTCTCGATAGGAAGCAGCTCGTATGCATAGACCTTAGCAAGATCTAGTTGAGATAGTTGCTCGTAGTATCTCTTGGCAAGATCACGTGTTGCCTCTTCAGGATTCGGTTGACGCATCAGATGGTGGCGTACGTCGATGTTGCCGAAGTAGAACTCTGCAATCTCATGATGTGGTTGGATGAACGACTGAAGGCCTTCCTTGAGTGCACCATGTAGAGTCTTGAAAGGTACAGAGTTAACGAACCAACCAGGACGGTACATGCAGATAGCATGGCTATCGCCTACAACCACCTTGGTTGTTGGAGTTATCTGTCTAAGAGTTTTGGCAGTATTCTCGATACGCTTCAGGTTTTCCCAGTCGACCTTTGCCCAGTCAGGATGGATCTCACCCTTCATACGTGGCTCAAGCATCTCAGAGTATTTAGGATGATCGATCCATAACGAGTACACAGTACCCTTGAACTGAGAGTACCTAATCAGGTTATCGATGTTACCGTAGTTCTTCATTCCACCGAATAGGTTAAGAGATCCACCCCAGTCATTGCCGTGGTAGACACAGATACTATCGAATGAATTGATATCAGGGTGGATATCACCAGTACGGTCTAGATGTACGGTATACCCATTCTCCTCTAGTTGGTTTGCATAGATTGCAGCCTGAGCAGCACGATGCGAATGAATGTTGGAGGAGATATGGGTGAATGGCGAGGTTACAAGCGTTTTCATATTATTCACTATACATCAAGTGTGGCAAATTGTACATCTTTTTTTGGCCAGTCACGGTAAGAATCTACACGATCGTAGATGGTAGGATCGTTGAGGACTGGTTCCTTGCCGACATTCCAGAACAGGATGTTGCGGCCGGTATTCTTCGGAATGTACTTCCATACCTTACCGTCATATGTATCTATGCACGGAAATGGTGGCAGGTTCTCAGCCTTCTCACTCTGTTGGAATGCCATCGGTTCTGAGATGACATCTGCTCTACCAAGTTCACCAGCCTTTAGGTTACGCGATACAGCAACCGAATGGAACTTGGCATTTGGCCATGCAATCTGCATCGCTCTCGAAAGAACACCGGTCGAGATGGCAACATAGACCTCATCAGGAGCAGGGATCTTAGATGCTGCCTTGACGATACCAGCAGTCACGAGTTCATGCTTTAGACCAAGCGGAACGAAGAATGCATCCTCCTGTGAGTCTGCCCAGTCCTTGGCGATCTTGTTCAGGTTCGGCATCGCAGCAATACGATGGAACGATGCTTCTGCACCACGCTCAATGCAACACGCCTGATGATGTGAGATGCGTTGAGCAGAAGGCATGAACAGTTTCACCTTCTTATCATAACGTTTGGCAACATCAAGGATAGAGACACCGGCAAGACCTGTACGTGGTTGCACATACACAATTGTCGACTGATTGATCCTTGACATCAGGCAGTCGCCACCACGAACCTTGGTTCCTGTGATAAGATCGTCACGGACACAACGAACACCGTCATGCACGGTTACGACTGGATCTGGATACGGATCTGTCCATGTATCAGCAAGTTCTAGATAATAGTCCTTGGCCTCTTCCCAAGATCTGTAGCCGACATCCTGGTTGTATCCATCGATTACGTGGTTATTATGACTCATAGCGCTTTCACCATTTCTTTATATTGCTGGACAGAAATACCTGCCTGCTTTAGTATATAGTCGTCTGAGGGGTGAGATGACAATTTGTTAAAGGTGTCGATGAGGCCAAGATCGAGCATAGCTCGTTGACGACCATATGGGTGATCTTTAATTCTACAGGAGGACCAGATGGAGTCGAAACAAAGGTGGTCATAATCTGATCCTGGCTTAACATAGTTCTCGACCCATCTGATAAAGTCGCAACATACATCTTCGGCGTTGTAGGGGTACGCACCTGTATCGGCATAAATCTTCTCCATCACTTTGTCAAGGAATAGTTCCTGTTTCATTCTGTCTGTGTTGTTGGCCAGATAAGAGATACACTCGACTGCATTCGTACCGTAGTAGAATGGACTATCGAGGTTGCAGTACTCAGGATACCAGTCAGCGATGTCGGCCACAACCGCTGCGTACTGGAACTTGTATTGACGGAGACCGTTGGCTACGTTCCATGCCAGCATCCAGTCACCAATCTCACGAAGATCTCTCTTCATGTTACTGCCCTGAAGCCATTCGGCAAGATCTCTGGCCAGTCGTGGAGCATACTCAGACAGGTAGTAATCGCCACCCTTCTTGTAGTTTGCACCAGCTGGAACCTTAGGGAATGCAGGGAACTGATAACCAACCGACGTATAGAACGGATACGGATGGTGGTTCACACGACGAACCATATCCTCGATCGACATGCATTCATACAGATGTGGTAGCAAGGTGTTGTGATAACCCGATGGCTTCTTCGAGTAGTTGATGCCGGAACCGGTCACCCGGTGCAGGATAAAGATGTACAACCACTCGGGCAGACTGAAGTCGGCATGCTTGCCTGTCCAGTCACGGGCGATGTACCCACGCTCCCGTGTGTGGATACCCTGTTCCATCTTATGGAAGTATGGATGCTTGTCAGTCCAACCATAAAAGACGTCGTTCACAATCTGAGAAAAGCCGGCGAACTTGCGTTCGACAACGTCGTATAGTTCTACGTTCTCTAACAGGTCATCGGCCATGGCCGACTCTTTATATGGAATTGTGCCGAGGTTGCACTTGGCCTGTTGGTCCTTGGCCAACTCAAAATATCTTAGATATTCGTCATAATATTGTGTTAATTCCACTATTATTCCTCATGACATAAAAACATTACACCTGCTTCATGGAACATCTGGGTGGTAAGTGCCATTGATTCACGCCAGAAGTCAGGAATATCTTTAGGATATTCCATGATCACCTTCTTGATACCGACCTGGATGATACCCTTGGCGCACTCAGAACAGACAGGAAGACCGGTGACATAGAGTGTTGCACCATTAAGCGACACACCAGAGTTGCATGCATTGTAGATGGCGTTCATCTCACCATGCACCACATACTTATACTTGTCCTCGCGGATATCGTAACGGGCACTTGTATCCTTGACACCGCGTGGGAAACCATTGTATCCTTGACTCAGGATCTGTCCCTTGTCACCAACTGCTATTGCTCCAATCTTTTTAGAAGGATCTTTAGACCAGGTTGCAACTTCCTTGGCAATATCCAAGTAACGCCGTGTCCATTTATTCATTACTTTACCTTATCAAAGTGACGTTCATACACATGCAGGTTGCCGACATTCCAGATAATCTTTGGCAATACTTTAAGACCAAGATCATTTGATAATTGATCAGCAACATAGGACTGCCATGCATAGTCGTTACGATAACCGAAGACTACGTCATTGGAACGCATCTGCACTACGGCAACCAGCTGGCCATCACGAATCATGTACTGTACAGCATTGGTGCACATGAAATCAGACATGCCATCGCGATTATAATCTTGCCACATAGTAGGACGAGTATAGATCATCACAGCACGGCGGCTGTTAGGATTGACACATAGTTCACGGAGAACGTTGAGATATTGGAAACCGTTGTCTTCGCTGTAGATAGCCCAACCATAGTTGGAGTTGATCTTGCCTTCAGACGAAGCAACCTGTTCCCAGATAGCCGGTGTCTTGCCAGGAATATCCTTGACATACAGAGACATCGACTTATACCACTCGAGCTCACGCTCTACGTACTCATCATTGACATCACCGAAGATGGTAGGATGATTGGCTTCAAAGCAAGCACCGATCATCTCAATGGTCTTGACACCGGTCTTGTCAGTGACAAACCTACCATACTTCAGCTCATCGATGAAGTGCCACCGAATATCTTCAACAATAAGCATTAATTGCCTTTCTTAGGACGATTAAGGTAGTCACGGTTAGGATCTTGGCCTTCCATCTTGCCACGAATGTACGAAACAGCGAAGCTAGCATAGTTGATCAGATCTTTGTAAGTGTCTTCGAGAGACTCGAAGTTGGCAGCAGAGCCAGACTCGAGGAGAGACTGAGCACGAAGCATCTTGCCATGCATTGTGTCATGGATAGAGTCTACACCACGGCGATAGTGCATTGCCTGCACTACGTTCGAGTTGGGGTTCTGATAGTCTTTAGACTTACGGATCTGCAGGTCGATACACTCTTGCAGGACTTTTACTGATTCACGTTCATTAGACATACTTTACACCTTTCTCATATGGAAATCTATAGAATGGTCGACCTTGTGAGTCATAACCATCGATCTTTGCATTCTTAATTATGTAGCTAGCAGGCACTACACCAAGTACAGTATACGACACTTCATGATTTTCGTACAATCTATTATGTTGGTTGCCATTGGCCCATTCCCACACAACAACATGATCTGTGGTGCCTTCTTTAATTTTATTATAGATATAATTTGTAAGATGAATACCGTCTTTAGCATACCTCTTCCAATCACAATTGCCATAATCTTCATCAATAGTATCAAAAGCATGATGGGTATGCACTGTGTTTCCTTCAAACAAAGTTTGTTTAGGATCTACCATACATTGATGCTGTTCTGGGAATTCAGAGTCCCAACGGTTGTAAAGATTTTTGGTATCACCTACAGCGATACGTTCGGCGATCTTTCCATCTCGCCGTGTTATAAACTCAGGCCAAACTTTGGCAGTAAATGTTCCAATAATCATAATCAAATACTCGAATAGTGCTTATTCCACGACGAATCGGTCACACGAAGACCGAGCGATGCGAGATAAGGGCGCCACATGGATTCACACACATACTTAGATGTGTTTGCGTTTTGGATATCATAGGCCAAGCGATTGGCCGATGCCTTTTGTTTAATAGTTTTAGACGGGAATGTCTCGATGATTTCAAGAGCAATAGACTTAGCCTCGTTTAGAGGAAGTTTGTCTAGTGTACGAAGGATTTCAAGTTGGTTATCGTTTTTCATAATATATTAGCCTTTCAAGTGGATATAAGTCACCTTACACCCACTTGAATTAATTGTACACAGTTATTTTAGTTTTGACAACAAACCGTGATTTTTAGCATGGGATGGTGCTTTCCATCCAGCCGGTTTGATGAGGTCCGGCAACCCAAGAGGATTCGGCCGTTCGGGTTTGATGCCTACCTCCTTGGCAAGGTTGGCACGGAGGACCTGAGTCCATGCTTCGTGACTGTCAACACCCATTGCATCGAGTGTGCCGATAGCAACGACACAGAGATCGATCAGGCCATCTACGATCTCTTCGGCATCCTTACGCTTGACTGCGTTCTTAGTTTCAGTCAGTTCCTCATCGAGGAATGACATACGGAAGTCGAGGAACTGTTGCAACTTCTCGGCATCAAAGTCATTAACCTTCTCATTGACACCGTAATACTTGTGCATGCCGGCAATGTCACGTACCCAATCTTCACTCATAATATTCTCCTTGTTTGTATTCTTACTCTATCACAGTTGGGCATTAATGTAAACCCTAAACTTGTAGAGCATTCACAAGATCCCTTGCCTCATCACTAAAGGTTGGCAAGACACCCAATGGACGCTTCTTCAACTTCTTGACAAGCTTCTTGGCCTGCTCAAGATGATAACGGTTAGCACGAGATGTATGTGCAATACCATTCAGGTGATCTAGTTCATGCAGGAATACACGAGCCGTCATACCGGTGAACGTCTTGGTAGACGTCTCACCATCGGGAGTCGTGAAACGAACCTTGATGCTCTTCGGTCTCTTGACCTTCACGAACAGGTTAGGATACGATAGACATCCTTCCTCGAGTGTAACAGTCTCATTAGACATGTCAACTACACGAGGATTGAAGACACCGATAATCTCCTCTGCCCTCATTACGAATGCACGTGTACGCACACCGATCTGATTGGCTGATAGACCCATGCCTTCATTCTCTCGCATAGTTTCAGCAAGATCGTTATACAGTTCTACAGGATCGACAACCGTATTGTTGAAGTCGAATGCCGGCATCTCTTCTTTGAGGATCGGATGGTCCTTACCTAGGATAGGAACAATCATGCCGATGCCACCTGGATCTTGGCGATGACATCCTCATACGTATCAAACGTATCGGTTGACAGTCCAATCTCTTTTCCATCACGAAGCATAATATATGCAGCCGCCGAAAATGATCCATGTGCAGGAATCTTAGTCACCTTAATAATATGATCTACATTAACATAGTGATCAATTTTGTCACGGTCTCTTACCCAAATAAATTTTGTCATGCTGCAATCCTACTAAAGTTGGCGTGTTTCTCAAACTTAATTACGCTGTGGAACTTGTCGAACAGTTGATCGCCCTTGTGTGAGATGATGAACGTGTTCGTCTCTGCTGTCAGTCCTTCAAGGATCTTGAGGAACTCTTCCGTGCCGCCGACATCAAGCGACGAGTCGAAGACTTCGTCCATGATGAGAAGGTTGGTTGAAGCAGAATTGCGGAGCTTAGCAATAGCCCTCCAGGTAAACATAAGAGCAAGATCAATACGCATTTTCTCGCCCTCGGAGAAAGATGCATAAGAGAACTCGTCTCTAAAGCGTGATTTAATCTTCTCATTAAAGTTCTCGTCCAATTCAAACTGGACAAAGAAGTCCATAGCCGCGAGGTATTTATTAATAAGCTTGTTCATAATGGGAACATACTGCTTAATAATTCTTGTCTTGATACCAGAGTCCTTGAGCAGTACACCGGCAACCTCGATCACCTGACGCTCGTTAGCCAGTTCTTCCTTGTATTTCTGTTGTACAGCAAGATGGCTATTAAGTACACTCAAATCTTCCTTGCTCTCATCGATCACACCAGTATTCTTCTCAAGACCATCGATCTCGGTCTCTAGAGTACGGATGCTGGAATTCCACGAACGGATGTCAGAGTTTAGTTCGGTGATCCTAGTATTGATAGCCGTGATCTCTTTGTTGATCTCAGAGATCTCATTGACTCTTTTATTGATGGCAAGAATTTCATCCTCGATCTTTACAAGAGCATCAGTAACTTCCTGCTTCTTATTTGCACGATCATCAATGGTTTCATTCTTGAAGTCATGGTCGATACCCTGTCGGCAGGTCGGACAACTATCGTTATCATGATAGAAGTTGATTTCCTTCCTAAGGCTACGGACCTTGTTTTCAAGTTGGTTTTCCAACTCTACCAGCTTAGTGAGTTTGGCATTCACCTTCTCGGCATCGGCAACCAATGCAGATTTCTCATCCAAGATTGCATTTTGTTTTCTGATAGCCATTTCTGCAATTAAGATATGGCTAGAGATTTCGTCAATCAACTCTTGCTTTTGCTTGATGAGATGATCGTTGTTCGTCTTCAGAGAATCGATATGCTTCTGAGTCAACTCGATCTTGTTCTCGATCAGGTTGATCTGATAGTCGGTATCTGTGATAGCTGCCTTGTTTGTGACAATCTTTTCTTTGAGAAGATTGTTCATGGTAGTGAAGATCTGGATATCCAGAAGATCCTCAATGACCTCACGGCGAGCATGTGCAGGCAATTGCATGAATGGGAGATAATTGGCACTGCCTAAGATGACAATTTGGCCAAAACTCTTGAAACTTAATTTCAAGATACTCTTCTCAAGATACTCTTGATAATCCCTGGCGGATGAATTTTGATTAATCATTTCGCCATTTTGATAGATTTCGAAGATTTGAGGTTTAATGCCGCGTTTTACACGGAAATGCTTAGAACCTACCATAAACTCGCATTCTACGACTAAATTCTTCTGTGTCATAGAATTGAGCAACTGAGGCTTGTTGATGTTCCGGAACGGCTTACCGTAAAGAGCAAACGACAACGCGTCGAGGATCGTAGACTTACCAGCCCCGTTTTCCCCGACGATCAATGTTGACTTGCTACGATCCAGTGCCACCTCGGTAAACTGGTTACCGGTTGACAGCATGTTCTGCCAACGAATAGTCTTAAATAGGATCACACATTACTCCACGCTTAAAGCTTCACTATACAACGAACTGAGGAAATTGTACAACACTTTTTTGTCTACTCGTGAGTCTACCTGCTCAACGACCTTGTTCAGGACAGTCAGTGTATCCTCGGCCTCGTTGACAAGATCTCCATCATCCTCAAGTTGCAGGTTCAGGTTGTCATCTACGACCTGAAGATCTAGCACTCCAGCCTTCTCGATCTTGTCGACAAACATGTCGAACCAGTAAGGGTTGGTCTTGCTGTGAACGATCAGCTTGACATAAGATCCCTTGTAGTGGTCGAAGTCAACATCCATGATATCGTCAAGAGTCTTGTCCTGATCATGGTAGTGGACCTTATTGAACATCGTCAACGGGTTACGAATAAATGTCAGCTCACGAGTTTCCGTATCAAAGACGTGAAACCCCCTAGGATCGTTGTAGTCAGACCAAGACATTTCATAAGGAGCTCCCAGATAATTAATGTTGCCCCGAGTAGACTTATGATGAAAATGACCGGAACAAACAGTATCAAACTTATCAAAGATTTTAGAGTCAAAACCATGATCGTTTACAGCCCCCTTGTACATTTCAAAGCCAGCAATCTCCAGATGGCCAAATAAGATTTGTGAATTAGTGCTACGCAAGAATTCCATAGATTCTTCGTAGTTGCCTGAACATACCCAGGGTAGTACAGCAATGTCGGTACTACCGAGATTGACAACAGTAGGATCAGAATAATAATGGATGTCATAAGTTGAATGCTCAAAGAGCTCCCTCATAGAATTGACCTCGTTCGTGTTCTTGAACGCAGTGTCATGGTTGCCGATAATTACATCGAGTCTGATTCCGGAACTATCACAGTACTCGACGAATTTACGAAGGTGTCTTGCTGTAACGAAGTTGATATACTTACGCCGATCGACAATATCCCCAAGATGGAAGATATTAGTAATCCGATGTTCAGCCAGATACGGAAAGAATTGTTCATAATAAAACCTATTAAAATATTCGGCGAACGCAAGACTATCCCCACGTGCACCCCAGTGAGTATCGGTAATCAAAGCAATTTTCATTAACGCTTGCCATTCTTCTTATTATACTGCTTCAATGCAGAGTCACAATAGTTTCGAACACTCTCTAATGCAACCATATAGTTGTAACGGATATGTTCAGGTGTCTTGGTATCCAGGGCATTCTCTGCCAGTTGTTGGATTAGTACTGGTACATTATTCATTTTCGTCATCCTCGATAAATTTCTCTACACCCTTTTTAGTCTTGGGTGCTATTGGGTTCTTGGCCTCAAACTTCTCGACGAGTTCACCAAGCTTCTCTGATACATTTATGAATGCTGCAGAGTAGTGTGACCGGTCTTCAGGAGCCATATCAACCAGTGTGTTCATGATCATGCTGTTCTCGAAGCTCTTGTGCTTGATGTACAGCTGCTTCTTTTCCTTTTGGATTCTACGTAGGAATGCATAGTAAATGATCTGTGTAAAGTATGCAAACGGGTTTGTAGACTTCTCAGGATTGAAGTTGTGGATATATGCCAGACAGTTCTCAATGCCATCCGAGATCATCTCATCTTTGTATGAGTAGCCGACAAAGTTGGGGCGTGTCGCCAAGCGGGTGGCAATCAACATAATGCATTCACCGATGTATCTGGATACAATCGGTCTTGGTTCACCTTTAATAACAGACTCATCATAAAGTCTACGATAGATGATCATTTCTGCGTAGAACTTCTTGTTATCAATGTAGTTGTTTGCTTTTTTCTTCTTGACCGGATTCGGCATTGATTCTTTCATGGTATATCCTTAATTAATCGTTGACCCGCCTACGAGTCTTTTTGAGATTGTTTCACGCAACGTCGCTTCCATATCTTCCATGTCTCTGATGGAATCTTCAATCATCTTATACGTATCAGCTTTCTTAGATGCCTCTACCAGTTTGTTATAATACCTGGTCATTGGTTCATTAGCCGGCATCTTATAGATGATATGCATATTATCTACAACTATATACTGTTGTGAAGAAAATGTACACACATTTATGAGTTTCATGCCATTATTGCCATACTCATCTTGAGTTTCCATAATATAGAATGGATTCTGAATAGTATCAGCACCTTCTCGTAGTGTCCGAATCTTTTCTCCAATGATCTGTTCGCCATTTGATAACGTGTAAATTGCAATCATTATAACCTCACATTGTAGATTTCGTATTCAAACTTCTCGGCGTCATAGATCTTGCAACGCTCCATGAAGTGGTTCAGGGTAAAATTCATCTGCGACTTATAGGATATATCGTCAACAATATCGTAGAGTACTGCCTCTTCCTTGTCTTCATGCATACGTAACATACGGCCGATAGACTGTAGAACCTTGATCTTAGACTTAGACGGAGATGCAGCAATCATATGGTGAAGCTTGTTGATGCTCACACCTGTTGATGTAGTACCTAGCGACGCAATGAGGACAGCATTCTCTTCATCTTCGATAGCGCGACGGATACTTTCCCGGTCCACGCCTGATACACTACCATCAATGTAAAAAACATTATGGTCAGACACTGCACTAATGGCGGTATGTAATAGTTTTCCATGATCAATAATCCTAAAGAATAGTAGCTTATTTCCCTTGAGTGACAGAGTCAGGTTCTTAAGAAACTTGTTTCTCTTTTCATTATTTACCAAGAAGTCGATCTCTTCCTGATAGGTTTTCTTCTTCTTGTTGACAGTAGTATGGAACTGTTTCTTCACATCCTCAGGATACTTAAGCACGATACACTTAATCTTGAGTTTGGCAACATAACCATCATCCATCAACTGTTTTGTTGTTGTCGATCTGTACTGCGGCCCAAAAAGCCCTTCGATGGTCGTTTCATTGAGAGGATGTCCGTCGAGGGTTCCGGTTGCGCCGAAACGGTACCGACAGGTTTCGAGGCTAGATAGGATTTGTATGAGGCTCGTTGCCTTGCATCCGTGAGCTTCATCTCCAAACACACACCCGAATTGGCTGTACCATTGCTTTGGCATTTTGGTTTTGCCGTTGTTGAGCGACTGCCAAGTAGTAATAACAATGTCAGCGTCGATATCATTAGATTTACTGAGGCCAGCAGTACTAACGTGAATGTTACCTGTGTATCCATAATCTCTAAAGTCACTTTCCATCTGTCCAACCAGACCGATCGTAGGAACGATGATTAGGCCTTTGTGTTGTTGATACCATCTCATGATAATGTAGATCATGAGGGATTTGCCTGATGACGTAGGACTGACGAGTGTTCTACGTCCAGAACGAATGCATTTTAAGACCGCCTTGAACTGATAGTCGCGTCCCTTGTACTTCTCAGGGATATTAAGAGTCGCGATGAACTCTTCTAACTCATGCTCAGATACGTTGGCATAGATCAGTTCGTCATCAAACGTCAGTGTATATCCACGTGCATCACAGAACTTCTTGATCTTCTGACTCAGACCAGCATAGCAAGTACCAGACAGGTTGTTGACCAGTCGGATCTTCCCGTCCCACATACGTGCACGGTACTTAGGATGGAACTTATAGTTGTCTGCATAGAATGTGAATTGATCCGACAACTCCATGATGGTTGACGGATCTGCACATACCTTGATGTGAACACTATTAATGTATTTTAGGTGGACATCACTCATTAAATACCAACTTTAAATTTCTCCCATTCAATTGCAGCCTTGATATTAAAGCCACGGCCTGTCAGGGATTTGATGATCGATTCTAGAAGCTCAATCTTTTCTTGTTGGATACCAATACGTAATGACATATCGATTACCTCTTGATCTGCCTCTATATAGTTATGCACGTCTGAACGGATGATTTTGCCCTGAGGTGGAAGCTTCCAGCCCTTAGCATGTGTCTCCTCCGTCGGTCCCATAGTAAAGAACTCGTTCTTGGCAAGCTTCAGTTGCTTGAGTTCGGCTTCGTACTTACGAAGAACCAGTCGTTCATTCGTAAAGATCTTGAAATACTTATGATGGAGTTTAGGGATATTCAGTGCCTCTGTCCCGAGTTCTGAACGGTCGATATGAGAGTCTTGCTCCCACAAGGCGTATATATCATCTATCTTCATAATAACCTTTATATCACGGTTTACGAATTAAGTACACCTATTTCGCAACGTAAATATCTAAAATCTACGGTGCATTCTATGTAGTTCACATCTGTGTCCATTGTGGTGAACTGAAGATCAGAGATGTCAATTGGAAATAGATCATAAAATGTAGCAGAGAGATTGCCTCTCATAGCCGAGTTCATGATAACTAGTGTAGCATCAGAGTATAATCCGTCGTTGCTTTCCTTAAGGTTGGCATACCCTTCAAAGCTTGTTGGCGAACCAAGTGAGCTCATCCAGTTACGAATCTCAAGATAGTCGGCCATATCTTCATTGACACGGAATGTAATAGTCAGAGGAGAAAAGACAATCTTACCAGAGTTTGGAATAGACACGAATGGTGTGGCAGTCTCAGTAGACGACAATGACATACCAGGAAGACGAACCGACTGAACATTAAAGTTCAGATTGGGCGTGCGCGACAGTATAAACTTATGGCCTAAAGGCGATAGGAAGTTAGGATTAGTTGTCTTGGCCACTATATACCTCTAAGTTGCTAATTAGCATTATATACTGT